ATCGTGTCCTAAGGACTCGGCATAGCCTCGTAGTTGGTCGATGTAACCGAATGGGTCATCATCACGTACGTTCCCTTCTTTAAACTTCTTAAATCCAAAGGTAGAAGCTGTCTTAACATCAATCAACATACCATCAATTAGACAATCCATCGAACCTTTGACTCCATTTACCTCAGCCTTGTGTTGTTGATGGGTAACTTCATGCCCAGACAGTGAAGCTAATGCAAGTACAAGCTCTTCAGTCGCATGACCGTATAAGAACTTCATCAATGTAGCTGGTGTCATCGATTCATGGGTGTATTGTCTATGTCTGTACCATAGGTATCTATCTTGCTTACCTATGCTACTCATACGAAGTTTTCCACCATCGTCATGCTTCGTAAGTACGTTGTTTTTTAAGATATTCTTCATGGCTTCACCAAAGTTATCCACAACTTTATCCACATCTACACCTTCGGCTGCTTCATTCGTTCTCAGCACCTCATAGATGTCATCTACTAAGTCTTCAATCTTCTTCATCTTTTCTCCTAGTGGGTCTCCGCCCACGTATCTCCTACTTGATATTCAGCATCTAGAGGACAGTTCATCTCATAATATGTACCTGCCTCAATCATACTATCTACAGCTAAGCTACCGAACAGCTCAGCCTCCTCTTCTTTTACTTCTGTTTGAATCTCATCGTGGATATTACCTACGAATTGATAATCAATACTGTTTTCCTTGGCATACTTATCTAGTAACACCAAGGCTCTCTTCATTACTATAGCACCAGCTGATTGTAGTAACGTATTAAGAGCTGCGTGTGGACTCCTGATGTGTAACTTCCTGTCATCTAATCCTTTGATGGTTCCCTGTTCAGACAGTTTTGTAACTCTGTCTCGTAAATCTTTAAGTGCTGGCGTATTAGCGAGGAAGTCTTTCTTAAGTCTTCGACCATCGCTACTTGTTCCTCCGATAATGTTTCCAATCTTCTCTTCTCCAGCTCCGTACAAGAAAGCATAGATGAAAGTCTTTGCCTGATTTCTTGATTCAAGTCCAGCAGCCAATTGATTTGCTGTGTGTATATCTCCATCTACTACTTCCTTAGTGTAATCCTCATCATCCATATAATGTGCCAACATCCTTAACTCTAAACCTGAGGCATCCATTCCTACTAACTTGTATCCATCTCTTACTTTGAATAACTTCCTACACTCTACACCATAAGGGCTATCATTTGCAGGTACTTGAGCTAAATTAGGTTTACTGTGTGTCATTCTATTAGTAACAGCACCGATAGGATTAACGTAAGCGTGTATTCTATCTAATATACCTGCTGCTTCAATCCAAGATGACACTAATCCCAGTCTCTTTTGTAACATTAAGTACCTAGCTATCAACTTACCTTCAGGAAAGTCTACATTCTCTAGTATAGTCTCTGATACCTGCGGTGTTCCTTCAGGTGTGAACTCAGTAGGCTCCCATCCGAAGTGTATAAGTTGTAGTCCTATCTGTTTCCTACTACCTAAGTTGAAGTCAGGTGCTACATAACAACCCCATCCCTTCTCTTCATGTAAGAAAGCTAACCTATCCAGCTGTTTAAGCAATGTCCCTGATATGTCCCCTTCTTGTGTATAAGGTTTGTCAGGAAACTTTAGAGATTTAAACTGAGGTAGTGGTAAGAACACTTCTCTTACTTCATCTTCAGCTTTAAACATCTCATCCTTAAGCTCAGCTTGTAGAGTGATAGCATCTCTAGTATTAAACTCCCACCCATTTAACTTCTGTTGATTGATTATCTTAGCTACCTTAAGTTCCATAGCTAAAGCACCCTCAACTAAGTTCTGTTTAACTAATGTACTGTATAAACTGTAGGTAACTTGTACATCTTGGATACAATACTCAAGCATCTCTTGGTTATATGTACTCCAAGCATCCTCTTTCTTACCGAAGTCACCTTTAGCTATACCTAGTCTCTCACCCCAGGCATCTAGACTATGACCACCCTTACGACTAGGGCTATCTAACCTAGACATTAGTAAGGTGTCTTCAATCTCACCCCACCATTTGAATTTAAGTAACCTCTCGATGACAGGTATGTCGAAGTTAATAATGTTATGTCCTATTAAGACCTCTACATTGTTATCTTTGAGCCAAGGTATGAAGTCTTTAACATTCCCAGGCTCAAAGGTTGTAGGTTCATCCCATCTACCTACAATCCGAGCTGCAATACACCAGATAACTGATGGATTAAGTCCGTTTGTTTCTATGTCGAATACTACCTTTACCATTACATCTCCTCTGGTGCTGTTGTCTCCCTTAGTCTAGCTGTATCAGCATCGTACTGAAGGTATCCTGTTATCCCTGTCTCACCTGTATATCTATTCTTTAGAATCCTTAGTGTTGTTGTGTTCCTGGTGATAGGGTCATCGCTTTGTTGGTTACGTTCTAATGCTATCACCATATTAGACAGTTGAGCAATACCTTGTGAACCTCTCAGATGGTTTAATGATATAGCTCCACCCTCTTCATGTGGTGTACCTTGTTGTCTTGATAGATGAGATACTACAAACAACCCAATGTTAGTTTCAACTACTACCTCTCGCAGCTTAGTCATCAACGCATCAATGTTCCTACGCTCATCACCCTTAGCATCACCAGACATTACCAAGTTAAGGTGGTCTAGTACAATCCATTTGATACCCTGAGCTTTAGCCATTAACCTGATACGACTTATAATCTTATCAATGGATAGTTCTTTACCATCGTATAGAGTCAAAGCCTCACCCTCATCTCTATCAAACAACTCATCAAAGGCATCCTCTGCTAATTCTTTCTTAGTTGTATTTCTACATTCGTCTAGGTGATAAGGTCTCTTAAGGTGGATACCTATCAGACCATCAAGGGTTCTCTCTGTTGTTTCTTCTAAATGAATTACTCCAATCTTATCAGGGGTTTGTGTAAGTAGATGGTATTCCAGCTCTCTAACTACTGAAGACTTACCCATCCCTGTCCCTGATGTAATCGTTACCAGCTCCCCTAGTCTGAACCCTCTAGTCATTTGATTAAGACACACCCAAGGGTACTCAACTGATGCTTGTTCTGGTCTCTCTAGCCAAGTATCTTTCAGTTGTGTTGCACCTATGATGTCACTAGGCATCCAGCTCTTAGCGTTCCAGAAACATTCAGTAATCTCTTTAACAAGGCCAGCTTGTAACATATCACTGATGTCTTTGTATCCCTCAGGGTAAGACATAATCTTAATCTTCTCAGGACTAAACATCGAGATAGCTTTATCAATAGCTGCCTTACCTGCCTTATCTTTATCAAAGGCTAGTACGATATGGTCAAAGGAATCAAGGAACTCATAGCTACCTTGGATAGATTTCTCTACACTAGAGCTACCATTCTTTAGAGAACAGACAGCCCACTTACCATTGAATACCTCAGCTAAAGACAAGGCATCTATCTCACCCTCAGTGACAGTAATATACTTACCACCTTTATCCCAGAGACACTCACCAAATAGACCAGTGTCTTTGAAGTTACCTTGTGTCTTGAACTCTTTATTAGGTACATCCCTAACCTTGTATGCTGTAACTCTACAAGCTTGGTCAGTGAAAGGATAGTAATGTGTATTACCATCTTCACTAACTCGTACTTGGTATTGCTTACAGATTTCCTCAGAGATTCTACGCTTAGGGATAGCACCCCAGACTCCTTGGATAGTTAGTTCCTTACTTGTTTTTATCTTCCTCGTATAAGAAGTAGATACTTGTGCTGTAGCTTTACCATCCCAGAAGTTACACCCCTCTGTAAAGCAATGCTTATGGTCATCATAAACAGCTACATTATCATCGCTCCCACACTTGGGACACGCCTCATGCTTGATAAACTTACTCATTTTGAATCCTCATTCTAGTAATTAGGTGGTCACTTACTCACACGGCTGTGACCTACACCGTTTAATAATCCTCTCAGAGTTATGAAGGTCTCCCGAGGCAGTAGTGAGCTTACTGAGGAATCTTAAACCTCCTGCTCATCTGCAAAGAAGGCTGAGTCTCCACCACCATCTCCACCTTCACCCATCTCTAAGATTAAGACACGCTTAAGATAAGTAGCCACTCCCCATTCAGGGTCTGAAGTCTTACCTGGTGTGTACTCAACTCTTACTTTAGTTCCTTTAGGTAGCTCGTATTCATACCTCTCTTTATTATTAAGCCACACCTCAATATTGTATTTAGATTTAAACTTACGAATAGGTTCTCCCTCATAATCATTAACATGAACCCCATCTTTATTCAATTTAGCTGCAGTCTTACTATCAAGCTTTACTTGTATAGAATACATTCCTGTTGATTTACCTTTCCACTCATCGTGTTGTGTAAGGTGTGTGTTAAACATTGTAGTTCCTTCTACTAACATATACTTCTCCTGTGTTTTAAACCCTACGGTTTATTAAATACCTGCCTCATAATCAAATGCAGCAGTCTCACTTTCACCATTGGCATAGCAATCGCTGTACCCTTGGTCAAACTCTAGTCTATCCTTTAAATTAATCTCACGTCTTTCAGACAAAGCATCTTTACTTTCAGCACACGCTTGCCATCCTAGCGCATAAGGTATCGATTGTCTTACTAAGTAGTTGTACTCGTCCTCTTTTGCTATCCTATTCATAACTCCTCACTTGTTTTATTAACTTACTGTCTTACTAATTAGGGGTTACTTAGGGTAACCAATCCCATACTTGTAGGATTCTGACGAGGGAGACTAAACTTGAGGAGAGTAGGAATACCCCGAATATCTGCGTATGAATCAAACATTAGAAGTATTGTATCATCTAATGTGCAGTATTAGAAGTTGATTCATCGCTAATAAATCCAGACTGCTCCTGTAATAATTGTATTACCTCAGTGTCATCCATTGAGTATAACTTTTCCACCGCTTGTTCCTCATTCTCCGCACTCACAGCCACTACTATCTGTAGTGTCATAGGTATATCATAGTAATCACATGCCATCCTTTTCTCCATCGAATAGTTTATCACAATAATCTTCTAAGTCTTTCCTTAGGTTCTTATCATACGCCTCATTGACCACCTCTTCGATGACTTCTTCACTTAACCCAGACTTATCTGCAGCCCACGCTACTAAGACCATGTACTTAGCTTGGTATTCTTGCTCTTCTTTCATACTAATCTCCTAAGTTTATGTAAAGAAGGAAGGCTAAGTAAAGGATAGCTAATCCAAATAGTATTTCAAACATCTTCTTTCCTTTTAGTACACACCATGTTAGTTTCATAGTGTTCTATTACTGAATTGTACATGACATATGCAGCAGTGTATGCCCATATCCTATGCTTCTTAGGTAAACCCTCAACAATATCATCTACATATTGAACAGCTTCAAGTATATCTTTAGTTGCAAATAACCCATGCTTCTCTAACTCTAAGTCTTTCCATTTCATACTTCCTCCTTTTTATCATGACCACTCGATGTCAACACCCCATCAAAGCTTCCCGTATGTGTGTCAAACATAAAGATTAAACTAGTGCGTTTAATATTATCAGGGTAGTTAGATATAGGTTGACTATCATCATCTTCTCTTACTTCCAGTGATATATATTCTGAGTCAGCTCCTATTGTAATTGCTCTTTTGTAATAAGGTATTAAAACACCTGCCATTACAGTTAAGTCATTCTTACTTTTCATATCACTTCTCCTCTGGTACAGCTTTAAGTCGTTGAGGATGCTTACCATCTGTTACTACTAACTCATCCCAACCATTACCTACTTCTTCTACTCTATCCCACCAACCATCTTTAGACTGAAACCAATTCATAGCCTCTACCTCTTCAGGAAAAGCTTTGTATAGTTTAGTTCTATTCATGTTGTCTGAGTGTGCTATAGCTTGAGCTATGTGGTATTTGAATGATGTCTTCCCAAACTTATAATACTGCCAGTCAAATACAAACTGTTCACCTTTAGTTAAATCTTTATACGCCATCTCTCTCCTCCTTTAATACATAACCAATGAAACCATAAAGAATTATAATCTCATCCCATATTCCTTTACCATCTAAGTGTTGATAGTCCTCAGTTACGTGTTGTTTTAAGAATCTTTTCTTTCTTATATCTTCCCACTCATTGAAGTTATCAGGTATCTCTTCGGTTAATACCCACCCGCTTGCTAGTTGTAGTTGCCTAGTGTTAGTCATCAGTAACCCCCATCCCTGAGCCAAGCGTTCTCTTGTTCAGGTGTCATCTCATCAGGGTCTATCTGTACTGAGTAAGTAACATCATAAACAATCTCTAGTTCATCTGATTTAGGTACAACATTACCTGCTGTATCTAATACTCTAATAATATCTAAGCCGACAGGCTCATCTCCAAC